CACATAATGCGTTAGCTTCTCCCTCATTACAAGTTTTCCAACCACCACCTTTACCTTTATAATTTTTTGCTGCCCATCCGTTTGCGTATGCAGATGGGTAAACATCAAATTTACTTTTTGCTGCAGCTTTAGATGCAGCCCATTTACCTGAATCTGTTGGACAATTCTTTTCTAAAAATAAATTTAGTCTTTCTTCTATATTTATATTTTCATTTTTTTTCTTTCCTGCACAATGTGCTTTTTGAGAGAAACCTTTTGGATTATTACAATCTATACTACTTTTATATTTTTGACTCCAATCTTCATTGTTTGGTTTTGTAGAAACATTTATTGGCGATTTACCTTGTCCACTACTATCTTTACCACCCCTTCCTGCATCATTTTGTGCTGCTCTTTTTCTACGAGTTGCACTTTCTTTTTCTTTTTTACTCATTCCGGCCGCTTTTGCTGCAGGAACACATTTTGCATAACCTCTTTTTTCTCCCGAAGTTCCACATGGTGGGTGTTTTCCATCAACTTTTTTAGCAATGTTCACCCATTTTTCTTTAAACCACTTATTTAAATCTTCATTCATCTATTATAGTTTCAACATATAAATATATAAAAATTAACGAAGTAACCAACTTAAGTTTTCTGTTTCTCCTTTACCCAAATCCATCTCATATGGATTCTTTGTCATATGGCCTGTTGAAATGAACCCTTCGTACTTACTTATTTGGGATGCATTCAACATACTTCGTGTCAAATCAATACCTTCTTGTCTTAAACGAAGTGCTGTATTACGAACCCACAATCCAATACTTAATGCCATAATAAGGTCATCATTATATCCTTTCATAGCTTCTGCTCTACCACCATTCCAAATAAATGTAAACATTTCATCTATTAATCTACTTGAACGAATTAAGATTTCTTTTTCATTCATATAGGAATCTAATGCTGATATGATGAGGGGACGTGTTTTAGATGTTGTACTAAATCCTGCAACCATCTGCCTTTCATCTCTATAATATTTGTTACTCATTTGCCTTTCCGTATCAACATATTTCAAATCGTTACTCATATAAAAAAGATTTGCGTATCCTCTATCTATGACCTGTTGAATACATGCCCATCCTACGTTTGAGTTTTCAATTACTAATAATGCGTTATTATATTCTGTTGCCAATGCTGTTAAGAAGTTTCCAAAATCTTTTGTATCAATTTTACCTCTATACTCACCCACCTGCGATGAATCTTCAATATCAATTATTTGTGCAGTTGAATAATCCGAACTATCGCCTCTGGCAACGTCCGCACAAACCATATATTGTCTATTATAGTTTGGATGTTCCCATATCCACAGATTGCCATCAAATCCTCTTTTTTCAACAGGATCCATTATGTAGGTATCTTTATACCAAGTCAATAAAGCTGCCTCTATTACTGTATCTCCTGAACCCACAAAGTCACAATCACATTCTTGTGCCGCGCCTTTCACTCCTAAAATACGAGTTTGTTCATCTCTCCAGGCCTGATTTCTTTCTGGATGAACAGTCCAATGTAAATTTATATTATTAAATCCATTTGAACCACTTTCTCCATCTACCCACATTTTATGAAACCAATTACCAACTCCATTTGGTGTAGATAATACAATTGCATTACCACCGGTTGATAGGGTTGATTGTGCTGATAACCAAATTTCATCAATATCTCTAATGAATGCAGCCTCATCCACAACCAATAGAGATAGGGCTTCTGAACGTCCTGCATCTGGAGAAGATGCTATTGCTTTTACTTGTGAACCATTTTTTAATTTAAGGGAAAGTTTATTATCTTCAACAGATGAACTACCTCCATCTCTTAACCAAACAGGAAGTAAGTCGTGCATAACTCTTACCTTCTCTACTAAATTCTTTGCTACCGTTACTTTGGTTGCGATTACCAATGCGTTAAAGTCCTGATTAAACAACATCTTCCATAAAATAAAACCTGCAGAAAGGGTTGATAATCCTAACTGGCGTGATTTTAAAATAATATTAAAACGATTTTCTTTGAAGTCTGTTAAACACTCTTCCTGGAAAGGATAAAGGTGAAAGGGTATTTTTCCTCTCACCGGGTGCTGAATTACACAATATTTTTTCATGAAGTAAATGGGGTCTAATCCACATTTACGATATTCTTCAGCTATTATCTCTTTAAGGCTTTTCTTTGGTTGGCCTTGTACTGACATTATTTCTTTGCTTTTATTTTCCAATATACACCTGCTCCGATATAAGGCGATAATTTGCCTGTATTTCCTTCTACAACTTTATTAGCTATTCCCGCACCTAATTGATATAATTTATCTCTTTTAGTTTTAAGAATAATACCTGCTCCAATATTTGCAACAACATCTTCCTTGTTAAACCCACCATTAAATCCATAATATAATTGTGCTTTTGCTGGCTCTTTTACAATAAGTGTTTCTTTAACCAATCTCTCTTTTACTTTGGCATTAAACGTTCTACCTTCAATTCTATTTTTATGAATAGTATCGGTTACTGCTATAAATCCTAAAGAATCAGGCAATGTTAATGTATCTTGATAAACAACTTTTGCTAAATAATCTTTTAAAAGAGCTGCTGTATCTACATCTATTAACTTAATAGTAGTATCATGTTCTATAACTTCATGTACGATATCTTTACCTTTTTTAGTTACAATTTTTTCTTTTTCAATTTCAAATGTATCAATTGTATGTTTGATAACCTCATATGATTTTCCTTCTATGTATATTTTTTTACCACCTGGTATTACACCTGGGTTACAATATTGTATAAGGAATATGATTGCTAATACTACAATTGCTATGTTTTTTAAATTCAATAATTTTTTCATCTTTTTTGTTTTTGGTTTTTATTTTATTAATTCTGGGTGATTTAGTTCTCTAAATTTATCTTCTAATGCTGCTTTTCTTTGTAATAATAATTCTATTACATCGTATGCATCATCTATATCAGTTTTCAAATCCTGTTTTACTTTTTCAATATCAACATCCCATGTCCACTTTTCAACTCTACCATCTTCTGTAACTACCTCATAGTGAGCTTTTATTCCTTGCATACTATCTTCTAACTTATCTTTCAATTCTCTAACATGTGCAAGTTTATTTTTTGTTATTTTATAATCTTCATAGAATGGATATGTACCATCGAATTTTAATTTTGTTTCATATTTTGCTAAACAAGTTGCACAAAATCCAGTTCTTCTGATTAGTTTTTTATCAGCGTTACTATATTTTGATGTTTCACATTCATCAGATGAGCATGTACTTAATTTTTGTAAGTATTGCCTAACATCATCCATTTGTGATACATTAGCCCTGTAACCTTCCTTTTGTTCCCACTCCTTACCATTGGAATCTGTCCATCTATCACCTACATTTCTTTTTGTTTCCGCTTCAGCTTCATACCCAAATACTCTTTGAGTATTATCTTCTCTTCCAAAAACCGTGTCAATAATGAGTTTACGAGATTTGTGCATCCCCTTTGATTTCTCATCAAAACTTTTTCTTTTTGCCATATTTCTATACTTTTATAACTATTTATATATAATATATATATCAAATTATTCGTAAAAAATACCAAGTATCTGATTTAATGGTGCAAATGATCCTGTTAGTTTATATGTTTTACCATTATAAAAGAATACCAACCCCTCACTCGCTACTATCTTATCAATACCACCCAATGCGTTTAATCTAACTAATTCTGATTTTAATTTTTGAATTTGTGCAGGATTGCCAGCCGTTCTAACTTGCTGAGCTACTGATTTAAATTTATCTTTCATAGCTCTTATTGCTTTATCAGGATGAACTGTTAGTACGGAACTAACAAATTGTAACACATCCGCACCTACTCCTAAAAATATTTCTTCAAATGGTCTAATATTGTCTTTTTGTTGTTTTATAACATTTACTTTATCATTATCTAGTGCCCATTCTTGTATCTTTGGATTTGATATAGTGTTTAATCTAAAACTCTTATCACCAAATGCCCACCTTCTAATCAATGCATCTTTTGTAATTTTATCAACTTTTGCAGGAGATTTTTTATCTATAAAATTTTCCCACCAATGTTGATGATATACTGCCATTGTATCTGAATCGGCGCATCCAAATTCATTTTGTAATTTAGAAAGTTTAGAAAGATATGCACCTTTTTTAGAACTTAAATCTTCATTTTTAGGTATTGATGTAATTGGTGGTCCTTGTAATGTATATTTAGATTGTATATTTGCATTTACTTGTTTAATCATTCCTGCTAATATACTTTCTGCTCCATCTGCTTTACCAATTGCATTACCTGTTATATCATATTCAATACAATTATGAAATACTAATAATGCTTGGCCATAAGGAATTACATTTACAGATGTAGGCCATATGACTTCAATATTCATAAACTTACTTCCCTCACCAAATATTTTTTCTCTTTGTTTTTGGCTAAGTGATGATATTGCTGCTGTCAAATCTCTCATTGCGTAATTATATGCATCGGTTAATCCACCTCTTCCTCCAAATTTAGATGCAACACCATCTATACCCATTGCATTTGCTCCAGCATTTGCCAGATGCCCTTTATTACGTGCAGCAATCAATCTACCATTTTTCCAGCTAATTGCTAATGCTTGTCCATCAGTTTTTTCTCGTGTAACTCCCAAATCACCATTAAGTGCATTTGTTATAATATTTTTCAAATCTCCAAATGTTAAATCCATATCATCAAACGGATGTGACATGTGTCCATATGCACCGCCTTCTAATAGTAATTCTTCTTCTACGGTACTACTTACTTCGCCTAAATATTTTTTGTATAAATCTTCAGTACCATTTATAGTTTCATCTAAATATGGATTATGAAGATTTAACTTTTTTTCCATTTGAGTTATTTCATCATAATTCATTGCAATCAATCTTTTTACTACTTCTGATGGGTTATTTATAGTAGCTTTACCAAACAAATATACATTTATTCTTTTTCTAAAAGATGAATCTCTATATTTTTTCATTAAATTCTTAAGGTGGATATCATTTCTTCCCATTTCATATATGTTCTGAACTTTATCACCCATTCTAAATGTGGTTGCTTTCTTACCATTTATTGTTGGCATCCCATAATCATCCTTTCCAATATCTTTAACCTGTACTTTTTTGTTTTTAAATTTACCCATCAAAACTGTATCACCTTTATCAACATCTAAATTAATATCTTCTTTTAGTTTTTCAATCTGATAGTTTCCTGGTCCTTCTAATCTTTGCAATACACTCCAAGTGGTATTATTTACAACCAACTTATTATCACCTATTTTTAAATTTTTAAGTTGGTCACTATGCAAAAGTCTTTGGAATGTTGGTGTTGTTTGAAATCTTTTTAAAGAAACTGAATTTAATTTTAAATTTATATTATGAATATTTTTTTTATCAATTACTTCATTGTAGATTTGTTTGTTAATTCTACCATATTCTCTCATTAGGATTCCTGCAACTGCATGAGCTTGGTTTTCTACAGGAGAGCCATCCTTACCTGCTTCCATTGCATTTTTAACTAATCCCATTTCATCTTGTTTCCTATGAACCATTTCATGTGCAATGGTTCTTAAAATATCTGCACCTAATCTATTTTCAGTTTGTACATATATTTCTTTTGTTTCTGGATTATATCCACCTAAAGATGATTGATTATTTGAATATTCCTGTCCACTTAAAAGAGTTACCTTTGGAGTTTTCTTTAAGTTTAATCTTTTAGTTGCATATTCTATGAAGTTCTGAATTGTTTGTTGTTTTGTTTCGGATATACTTTCTCTTAACAAATCCGCCGCATCTTGCTTTGGTTTATCTTTTTTATACTTTTCTATTGATTTAAGTAATTGTTCATCGGAAAGTTTATATGTTTCCATTTTTTCTACTACTTTTCCAAAAAAATTAGAAATAAATTTATTACTATCAGTACCTTCTTCATCATTTGTTATTTCTAATAAACCAGCAGTGGCAGTTGATAGTAATGCTCCACCTCCTGCTGCATGTACTCCACCCAACCCAAATGTTTCTAATGTTGCATGTTTTGCAATATCTTTACCCAAATGTGCGGCAAATCCAGATGCTCCATGTGAAAATACTCCGGCTGCACCATGCAATGCGGCATGTCCAGCTAAAGCCGCTTTACCTGCCATTACAGATTTTGCAACTGCAACACCTGCTCCACCCAATGCCATTGAACCAACTAATAATGCAGCATCTGTTGCAAAATGTTTTAAATGTTTTACTTGCTTTTTTCTTTCATTCCAAGAAGATTCTGCCAATCTCTGTTCTTCTTCATTTAAACCATCACGCCATATGGGTTTTTTTTCAACTTTCTTTTTACCGGTTGGGTGCCCATGATTATCTAAAACATCAACTTCGTTTTCTTGATATGCGTGTCCTCCACCTGTACCAACTGATGTAAATTCACTCCAATTTCTACTTTTACCATCTTTATCTTTTACACTTCCAATTTTACCGGTAGTTGCTAATGATTTAACGGCATCCATTGTACCGCCAACCATTTCAGCTTTATGTTTACCCCAATTTTTTAATCCATTACCAAATTTTTTAAAACCATTTTTAACATTATCCACCATACTTTTCCTTTCGGGAGACTCAGGATTATTTACTTTATCAATAGTTTCATTATCTTCTTTTGATAATTCACTACGTGCACTATCCAATGTTTGTTTTACTTTTGTTGAATTTTTATCTTCAGGTGCTTTTTCTGCACTTGATTTTAATTCTGCTCCACTTAGTTTTTGTACGGGTGGTGGGCCTTGCTCAGCTCCTGCAGTTGGTGTAGCTGGTGTTTTATCGGATTTAGCTTGTTGAGTTTGTGCTTTCTTAACGGGTTGACCTGGTTGTGATGGCTTTGCTGCTTGTGTTGCTGCTTTTCCAGGTTCTTGCTTTGGTTCAGTTACAGGTTCATTTTTGGGTCCTGCTATTTTTGCAGCTTGAATATGTGCTGGATGCTCTTTTGGTAATCGTAATGCATCCCTAGCTTTTATTTTCTTTTTTTCACCCTTTGTATTTGTATAACTTATATCAACATCTAATGCTTTATTTTCTGCTTCATCAAAATATTCTTTAATGAAATCTTCAAATATTCCTTCAGCTGCTACTCTACCCAATAATTCGGAAATTGGGTCATATGGTTCATTCTTTTTATGCCAATCAGGTTCATCAGAAGGATGTTCAGTTTCATGTCTTGTAGGATGTGGTTCTGGTCTCATTTTGGAAGATGGCAACGTATTATTTGTTTCATCTACTGATCCTGTTGGTGCTCCGTTTATATATCCTCCAGGCAATACTAACCCCGTTCCAATACCTCCTGGAAATCCATCTTCATTTAATTTTTTCAATTTATCTGTTATCATTTTAAAAATATCTTTATCAAATTTTGGATATGCTTTAAGAAAAAACTTTTTAGCTTTTTCTTTATCATTACTTCCCAATCCATTTCTAACATCAGTTCCACTAATCGGATTTGCTTCTGCTGGAACCGGATATACATACCCAATTTCATCATATCCGTAGCCGGCCTTACCTTTGTATGGTTTAAAATAATTACCTTGCAAACGAGTCGCATCCTTCTCTCCTACTGCTGCTATATATTGCGTAGTTTGCCCATCAAATTTTTTAAGTATCTCAACGGGCTTATATGGATTGTTTATTTTTACAAACTTAGAAGATGGAATACCAAACATCTTAGTTGCTATTTCTTTTTTTTCTTTAAACCCAAATGGTGATTTTGGGCCAGATTGGTCATCCGATGTTCCTATATAAACATTTCCCGATCCAAATTTAGATACTAATCTATTATATGCATCGTAATGCCCTCTATGGAATGGTTGAAATCTACCTGAATATACTACAACTATATTTTTTACGTTTGGTTTGTCTACTTCGTTCAAATTCATATGTATAAATATCTGAAATTATTAGAAATTATTATAAACGAATGGATCTCTTTTTCTTAACTCTTCTAATTTCTTTTTAAATTGTTTTTTTCTTTTATATTCTTTGTATTTTTTTACAAAAAATGAAATAATAAACTTAATCATACTTTATATATTTATTGTACCAATTATATATATAATAATACAAATTCTTTAAAAAATGAAAATATTAGTTACAGGTGGTGCCGGATATTTGGGTTCGGTTATTACAAAAAAGTTTTTAGATAATGGCTATGAAGTTGTTGTTTTGGATAAATTAATATTCAATCAAACTTCACTATTAGGATGTACAAATAATCCTAAATTTAAATTCATACATGGTGATGTTCGTAATAAAAGTTTATTAGAAAAACTTTGTAATGAGGCAGATATTATTATTCCTTTAGCTGCAATAGTTGGATTCCCCGCGTGCACATCTGAACCAAAATTAGCAAAAGAAATAAACTTTCAACAAATAGTTGATATTGTTAAATTTACAAATGGAAAAGATAAAAAAATATTATATCCAAATACAAATAGTGGATATGGGTTAAGTTCAGGTCAAATCCAATGTACAGAAGAATCTCCACTCGCACCAATTTCTATTTATGGTACTACAAAATGTGAAGCAGAAAACTTTCTAAGAACTTCTACTAATGCTATTATTTTTAGATTAGCAACCGTTTTTGGAGTTTCATCAAGAATGAGAACTGATTTATTAGTAAACGATTTTGTTTATAAAGCAATTACGGATAAATATATAGTTGTATTTGAAAAATCATTTAAAAGAAATTTTATTCATATTGAAGATGTTGCTAATGTATTTTTATTTATGTTAGAAAATTATGATAAATATAAAGGCGAAGTTTTTAATAT